CACTCCGGGTGCGGCGACCTATACGCCGACCACGGGAATGAAGCACTGTATTGCGTTCGCTACGGGCGGAGGCGGGGGCGGAGGCGGTTCAGACACAGCCGCGGCGTCTGGTGACGTTGCTGCGGCCGGCGGAGGCGGTGCGGGTGGCACAGCGATTGGCTTCTTCACAGCGGCTCAGGTTGGAGCGAGTAAGGATCTGAGTATTGGCGCTACTGGCACGGCAGGCAGTGCCACAAACGGCACCGATGGCGGGGCTGGTGGCAGCACTACCTGGAACACAACAGACCTCGTAGGCACAGGCGGCGCTCTTGGCACTGGCACTGGTGCGGTAGCGATTGATAATGATGCTAACGTAGGCGGGCTAGGTGGCGTGCCTACTGGAGGCACGATTAACGTAACTGGTGGCTCGGGCGAGCCAGGGGTTGCGGGCTCTGCTGACGGAACTATTGACATCATCTTCGCTCGTGGTGGTAAGGGCGGAGATTCTTTCTGGGGCGGGGGCGGTCTAGCACCAGCAACAGCGAGCAATACGCTTACTAATGCGGTGAACACCGCAGGTGGAGCCGGACTAGCCTATGGGTCAGGAGGCGCTGGCGCAGTAAGCACGGCGTCCGGTACGGGCGCTGCTGGCGGTGCTGGTATGTCAGGCATTGTCATGGTCATCGAATATATCTAAGAAAAATGATTACCATTCCGGCATCAGATACGATTGCGGGGGCTGCACCTAGCGGTGCGAACGAAGTCACCTGCACTTTGTTCCTGATGGAGTTGAATACGGGAACTCAAGTTGAGACTTATACGAAGGACCAACAGCAGCTCGCGGTAGCAGCGGCGACGATCTATACAGCAACGGCTGATGGTCCGACGCTTGTTCGCTCCATTCATGTAGTTAATACTGATACTGGCAACGAGAGCACTTTCCAGCTGTTTGTCGGTGGCACCGCCGCAGCTAATGCGATCACGCCGATCTTTACACTGCCAGCCGGCGGTATGGCGACTTACGAGGATCAACTCGGCTGGTTGTTCTTCGACGCAGATGGAAAGTTCTTGAGGCGTAGTGGATTTAACTGGATCAATATCCAGAGGTTCATTACTGCTGGCGCAGCGACATACTTTCCTACGCAGGGAATGAAGAGCTGTATTGCAATATGCACAGGCGGTGGCGGTGGAGGTGGTGGTGCGGATACCAGTGCTGGGGGTTCCGGCGACGTTGGGGTAGGTTCAGGTGGTGGCGCGGGCGGCACGGCTATCGGGTTCTTTACTGCAGCACAGGTCGGGGTTAGTAAGACACTGAACGTCGGATCTGCAGGGACAGCGGGCAGCACATCAGGGGGTAATGGTGGCGCAGGCGGCAATAGCACGTGGGATACGACAACTCTTGTTGGCACTGGTGGAGCCCTGGGGACCGGTAGTGGTCAGTTAGCAGTAGACGCACAAAACACTGTGGGTGGTCTTGGTGGGGTGCCTACTGGCGGGACTATTAATATCACTGGCGGCTCAGGAAACCCTGGCTTCGCTGGCACTTGTGATATGGCAACGGTAGATCTTGCGTTCGGCTTGTCTGGCAAGGGCGGCAAGTCTATGTGGGGCGGTGGTGGCTTGGCGGTAGCGCGAGCACAGAACTCCCTTACCACAGACGCGACTGGGGCGGGTGGCGCAGGATTAGCTTACGGGGCAGGTGGTGCAGGAGGGCTTGATTTAACCGCAACTGCCGGCGTAGCAGGCGGCGCTGGCATGGTAGGTATTATCGCAGTTATCGAATTTATAGGCACCTAATGGCTCGCCTCAACGCAAAATGGCTTAACTTCGGTCTGCGTAGTCAGGCCTGGGACCATTTCTGGCAAGATGCGACAGAAGCCGGCGGTGTAACAGACTTCCCGGCAACTGGTGATTTGCTTGCACAGTCGGCAACTATCGCCGGAGCTGCTCTTCACGGTCGGGTTTCAACCGGAGCGCTAACGGCGCAGTCTGCTGCTATAGCTGGTTCGGGCATTATAGGCCGGGTGGCCTCTGGGGCGCTGCAAGCGCAAGACGCAGCCCTAGCCGGCGCCGCTATTATTAGTAGGGCCGCTACGGGTGCACTACTCTCCGCGGCCGCCACAGTAAGTGGAGCAGCAACTCTAAGCCGTGCTGCGACTGGTATACTGCAAGCCGAGAACGCGATTATCGTCGGCAGTGGGCTGCATGGCCGGGTTAGCACGGGCGCACTTATAGCACAGCCGGCGAGCATAGCTGGTGCAGCGACGACCTCTGGAGGTGGAGGTTTCCTCCTCTATGTAGAAGGTGAGCAGGTGCTCGCAATGTATCTAGGAACCGAGCAGGTATCAAAGGCGTATCTTGGAAGCGAACCGCTGAATTGACTTTAGCTGAATAGGAGACTTAAATGGCAGATACTGGACTCACCCCACTAGAAATACTGGAAATCAGCAAGATCGTTGCGGCGGTCAGCCTCATCGACAAGGGTGCCTTCAAGGTGGACCTGGAAAAGCTCGGAGCGGAGAAGGCCGAACTAGAGCGTATGTATGGCGTGCTGCCGGATGTAAAGGCGGCGAAGGCAGCCCGGAATACCGCCGAGGGGCTTCTGGTGGCCGAAAAGGCCCGCGTGGCAGAGCACGACGCGAAGATGAAGAAGGCAGCTCAGGAGATCAAAAATCAGCAGGACGAACTGACTGCGGCTACCAAGGCCACAGAGAAAGAGCGCCTGGAGTTGGTCTCTCGACAGCGCAAGCTGGATCAGGCTCTCGTAGACTCGATGGATCTTCAGACCAAGCGGCAAGTCGAGTATGAAGCCAGGACAGCCGCGCTTCGCGAGGCAGAGAGCAAACTGGCCGCCGAGCGCCGGAAGCTTGATGAGAAGGTTAAGCGGATCAAGGAGACCGCCACGGCATGACAACGCCTGCAAGCAATACTCCCTACGGCGTAATTAATGACGCTATGAGGGATGCAGGGCTCCTGCAGCTCGGGGATACGCCCACGTCGGAGCATCTCGCGGAGAACCTTCGGCGGCTGAGGGATCTGATTAACCTCTGGCAGATACAGGGGCTGAAGCTGTGGACGCTGGCTGATACAGCGGTGCCGTTGACTGCAGGGACGAATCAGTATACTTTCTTTCCTGGCGGGTCGGTAGATATGACCAAGCCGCTGCGGGTGCTGCAGGGGTATTACCTGTTCACCGCGACCAACGTGCGAAGGTCGATTATACCGATTTCCTGGCAGGAGTATCTGACGTTAGGGCAGTCAGGAACGCTTACAGCCAACCGTGGAGCGATTTCGCAATACTTCGTCGAGAAGCTTGCAGATCGGATTCGGGTGACTTTCTGGCTCTGTCCAGATACCACCGAGGCCGCGAATGGCCAGGCCCACGTGCTGCTGCAGACGCAGATTACTAATCCGACCGAGCTGGACGAAACGCTTCAGTTCCCGGAGGAGTGGCGGATGGCGCTGCGGTGGGGGCTGGCGGACGATATCTGCACCGGGCAGCCACAGGCGATTATGGACCGCTGCGCCCAGCGAGCGACGACCTACAGGACCGCGTTAGAGGACTGGGACGTAGAGGACACGACGACTTCGTTCCAGCCGGATCAGCGAGCAGGACACACGACTGGGAGATTTCGATAAATGGCTCAGGCCGAGTCAGTAGCGATCCCGAAGCGATTGCCGCTGGTGTTAGAGGCTGCGAATCGAGGGGATTCTACGGCCTACGACGCGCGGCTGGTAAACTGCTACGCGGAGAAAACGAAGGAAGGGGATTTCTGGATCTACGAGCGGCCGGGGCTGGATGAGCAGAGTAGGCCGCCGGCGGCCAACGCGACAGGCCGGGGAGTTACCTTCTGGCGTGGGAATCTCTATTCGATCTTCGCTGATAAGCTGTATAAGGACGGGGTCGTGCAAGCAGGGACAGTTAATACGACGAACGGAGTATATCGCTTTGGTTCCTGTCTTGGAGCAACCCCAAAGCTGCAGCTTGGCGATGGTGTAGAGGCGTATAACTTCGATACGGCTGGCGGGCTGGTGAATATCACTGATGCAGACTTTCCCGCTTCGTTCGTAAAAGGCTGGGCGTATCTGGACGGAACGACCTACGTAATGGTGCCCTCCGCGCACATCCTGGGCTCGGACATCAACGATCCAGTTAACTGGGATTCTCTGAATGATATCCTGGCTCAGATTGAACCAGACCAGGGGAGAGCGCTGAACAAGCAGCTAGTCTACGTTGTCGCCTTTAAAGAGTGGACGACGGAGATCTTCTACGACGCAGGGAATGCTACTGGGAGTCCTCTAGGCCGAGTCGAGGGCGCTAAAGCTGAGTGGGGCTGCTTGTCCGCCGACAGCGTGCAGGAGATTGATGGAGCGCTGATTTGGCTTGGGCAGACGCGCTACGGCTCGCCGGAAGTGATCTTCCTGGATAAGCTGAAGGCGGAGTCTGTTTCTACTAAAGCAATCGAGCGGCTGTTAGAGCAAGCCGACCTCGACACAATTTACTCCTGGACAATCAAGCTCGACGGACACAGGTTCTACGTCCTAACGATCAAAGATGATAACCTGACGCTGGCGTTTGATCTGGACCAGCGAGGAGATTATGCTTGGAGTCAGTGGACGGATGTTAACGGTAACTACCTGCCGATTGTGTCGTCCTGCATGAATACAACCCTGCAGCACATACTCCAGCACGAGTCAAACGGGCGGCTTTACTACGCAAGCAATTCCTATGCGACCGATGACGGAGATCTGATCTCCGTTGATATCTACACTCCTAACTTCGATGGGGGCACCCGGCGGAAGAAGTATATGAAAGTGCTGGAAGTTATCTCCGATCAGCAGATTGGTAGTGAGATGTTCGTGCGTGTAAACGACCATGACTATAATCCGACGAGATGGTCAAGCTTCCGCCGGCTTGATCTGAGCAAGAAGCGACCCTATATTACCGACTGCGGGACGTTCGTGCGGAGAGTGCACAACTTTCGGCATAAGAACCCCGTAAGGATGCCTCGAATCAAAGCGGTGGAGCTGCAAATAGATTTGGGAGTTCTCTGATGGCTGACCTGGCGCCTCCTCCAACCTTCGCTGAAGTTGTCTTGGTTGATGAGAAGACCAAGAAGGCCAAATTCAATCCTATTTGGCTTAAGTGGTTCGTTGATGTCGCTGCGGTTATCAACGCAGGTGGAGGGACTACGCTGACCCATAATGATTTGAGTGGGCTGCAGGGTGGGACGACGGCTGAGCGGTATCATTTGCTGCAATCGCAGCACACAAACATTACTGGAACGCCAGCAATCTTTCCAGGAATTAATTCTACTGATAATATAACGGTGCCGAAGACTTCTGGTAAGGGTATTCGTGTGGATACTGCTTCACCGACCTTTCCCTGGCACGATATTATAGGTGAACTCAAGATTAAGAGCCCTGGTGCAAGCGATCCGGCGCTGGTTACTTATAGGGGTAATATCCAGCAATATCAGTTTTCAAATGCTGTGACTAACGAAGTATTTCTGGAATATCACATTCCTCATGATTATCTGCCTGGCTCTGATATCCATATCCATACGCACTGGTCACAGATCACGGTAGACACAGGCGGCCCCGCAGGAGCGCCAGGGACAGTAAAATGGTCGTTCGATGTCTCCTATGCTAAGGGGCACAATCAAGCACCCTTCAGCGCGCCAATCACAGCTACAGTGACGCAACAAGCATCAAGCACGCAGTATCAGCACATGCTGCCTGAGGTTCAGCTTTCGGCGGCCTCGCCTTCAGGATCGCAACTGGATACTGATGATATAGAGCCAGATGGGGTTATCCTGGTGCGGGCCTGGAGAGACCCAACAGACGGATCAGACACGCTAGATCAGGCTCCTTTTCTACATTTTATAGATGTGCATTATCAGAGCACGAACATTGGGACGAAGCAGAAGGCACCTAACTTTTACAGTTGACGGAGGCTTATATGCCTAGCAGCGCAAAAAGGGTTGCCAAACGACTTGCCTCCAAGGGCAGGTATGGCGATACGGAGTTGGTGCATGTTTCCAGAGCTGA